AGCTGATATGGTGATTTCTACCCGCCCTCCCTTAACATTTTCACCCCACTCAATAACCATCCGTTTTACCTGGTTGTCATCCTCCCAGATACCGGCATAGGTCAAAGCATCAAGCAGGGCCTTGTTGTAATTATCCAGGTCACGCCGGCGGTAATCCGGTGGGTAAAGAATAATTTCTACAGCTGCTGGCACGGTTGATGGTTTAGGTATTGCACGCAGTTGCTCAATGACCGCTGAACGTACAGCATGTTTGAATTTACGCCCGGCGGCGCTGACCAGATGCTTACCTTTTGCAGCCCCCTTATTTGGGGATCTCCAGTAGGTATTGACGCTGGGCGGAAAAGGAAGAAAAAATTTCATCGTTCCTCCAGAACCATTTTAAGTTCGAAAGGCACATCGCCACCGCAATAGCAGAGTTGCCCCAGGTCTGACATGAGGCTCCATAGGGTCATTGACGAATAGCCATTTTCGTCAGTCGCCGGCGGCTCAAATTCACCAAATATTCCTGGCGCACGAGCACGATTTTCATCGTGTTGGACTTGCATAAATCTCAGGGCGATATCATTCAACTTCACCTTTACGATGCTGTTGAGGTTAACTGAAACCTCCCTGGTTAAAAGCGAAGTAGTGATGCTGATACCGCGGGAAACCCCGCGGGTAATCTTGATGGCCCCTTTTCTCTCCAGTGCCTTGAGGTGGGTTGCCGCCGCATTGGGGGACCGGCACCCCAACATGCCGGTCAGTTCGTAGGTGGTAGGCGGGAAACCATGCTTACGTTGGTACTCGATCAGGAGGTTCAGAACCTCCTGTTGCCTGAGAGTTAACTTCATCATGCTGCCCGCTCCTGTTTGTTAACGCACATTTCTGGCAGATTGGTCCTAACCAGCGCCTCAGCGAACGGCGGCGGCACGGCGTTTCCGCAGCGCGCAACCTGCTTGTCCTTCGAATACTTCACGCCGCGGTAGTCCCGGTCGATGATGTACCACTCAGGGAAGCCCTGCGCGCGATAGAGCTCATGCGGTTGCAGCATGCGCATCCCGATATCAACAATTCGGAACGTAACGCCGTCAATATCCACCAGCCCGGTGCTGTCCTCCCCGCAGTATTCCCGCAGAAATGCCAGCACCTGCTGAGCGCGCTCTTCGTCGTAGTCCTCGACCGCCAGTGTCGTTTTAACCTCTCCAACATGCTGGCCCCCGGCGGTAATTGTCGGCATCGGCTCGTCAGCGCGCTGACCATCACGACAGGTCCCACGCAGTTTGACCAGGTGGGATGAGACTATTGCGGCATCGGCTTTAGTGGTCATTGTCTGCAGCGGCTCGCTAACATCACGCGGGCGGCTCTGCCCTGCTCGCCCACCAACGCCAACAACCTGGGCTGTAACCAGTGCATGATGATCAATCGTCGTCACCGAGTGGGCGGGCTCACCCAGTCCTACGCCGGCGCCCTGATAATTCCCGCCGTAGTGTTTAGCCAGGAACGCCCCGACAACAGCATGCTTTCCGCCACCAGCAACAACGGTACCCAGCGGTTTGTCCAGCCCTGGCACGCGAGGTGCCTGCCCTGGTCGTTCTCCGTATCCCATCTGAATCAACGTCGGCACAACCAGTTGCGATTTACCGCCGCCGCCGGCGGTGATTGTTGCACTGGGCTCGTCGGCGCGATGACCGATGCTTGCGCCAAACTGGCGCGCAATGACCGGCGCAACGATACAGGCGCGGGACTCTTTCAGGATGGTGTGAGCAGGTTTATCCAGTGGCCGTGGCTTAGCCTGGTACTCGCTGCCACCATTTCCGGCCAGGAACGGCGCCAGTTCAGCTTCAACGACACCCAGTGCATGACCATTCCCACCCGGGCGTTTTGACGTGCCGGCGGTCACCGTAGGTACCGGGTCGGTAACTGGCTGCCCGGTGGCACCGGTGCGGAATTTTGTCAGGTGAGGTACCGCGATTGCGTACCCATGAGTTTTGGTAATCGTCTGTAGAGGATCGGCCAGTGCCTGCCCCCGAAAACAGTCGTATTTGCCACGGGTGGTTGTGTGGTTGCATTTCACAATGAATGGATCCGCGCTGTCGATAACGAAGCGCTGAATGCCGCGGGCTATGCGTTTGAGCGTATTCTCTGCCAACGGCTTTTTGCGGTCGAATATCGACCGCGCGGAAATAGTCCAGTCGATGCATTCCGCCGCGGTACGAAACGGCGCCAGCTTGCCTGCCTGCACCGCCGGCGATTTCGGATCCCCGTGTGTAGCCTCCGGCCAGACAATAGGCTGGTCATCACGACGCATCACCATGAAGAATCGTTTCCGGATAGTTGGGGTTCCGAGGTCAGATGCGCGCAGTTCACGGCAATCCAGATCGTAGCCAAGCCCGGCAACCAGCCGCTGGGCCTGTTTGCTTTCCGGCGAGAGTTCCAGAAATTCGCAGCACTCCACCAGCGCGGGATGATCTGCAGGAATGCCGGTTGTCAGCATGCCGACGAATGCCTTTAATGTTTCGCCAACGCGCGCAGGGTCAGGGCGCATTTCCGCCGCCAGCAGCGGGCCCCACGTTTTGAACTCCTCCACGTTCTCCAACATCATAACCCGCGGGCCAACATCCATGGCCCAACGAATGACAATCCACGCCAGCCCACGGATGGCTTTTTCTACAGGCTTAGCCCCTTTAGCCTTCGAGAAATGGCGGCAATCTGGCGAAAACCAGGCGAGACCTACAGGTTTACCGGTGGTGGCAGCAGCAGGAGAAACATCAAACACGCTTTCGCAATAGTGCAATGTGTCAGGATGGTTAGTGCGGTGCATGGCCACGGCGTTCTCGTCGTGGTTAATGGCAATATCAACGCTGCGCCCGATCGCCATTTCGATCCCGGTTGATGCCCCGCCGCCGCCAGCAAAATTATCAACAATCAGCTCACGCATGGCTCACCCCCCTGCATGCTTTCCATCAGGGTGCCGGCAGTAGCTATAATTTCGTCTGCAGGAGTTCGTTCCAGCCAGAGGATGTTGACGTGGGATTTCAGTTTGTTCTGCTGCGACTCTGTCAGCTCGTCAGCCCCTGCAATTCGTTGAAATATCAAATTCACCTCCAGCGGCCAGGTCCTGGATTCGGTTTCCGGAAAAACGCAGATCTCCGTCTTAACGACTGGCGCTTCTGCCACTACACGTTTTTTCCCGTAAGCAAACTCAGCCAGCGCCATAAATGCCCGGCCCTTAGCCTCTAGATCTGAGCGACTGACATAACTAAATTTCTTGCCGCTCCAGTTTTTATCAAACACGGCGATCGCCGCCCCAAACCCAGCAGATGATTCAGACGGCTGACCTTTTTCCGGCCTGTACCAGTCAGGCAGATCGAAGCTGATCCGGCCACGGATAAACGCGATATGATCTGCGCCTTCGGGCCACCAAACTTCACCAGTCGCCGCCTTGATCAGGAAAACATACCGACCGCCCAATTCACGCATTGCTAACGTGTGGGCCATGATGTTTCTCATTCCGGTAACAGCCTGGTTTTCATGGTATTGAGATCGGCTATAGGGAGGATTTGCAAAGGCCGCGCCGCCGAGTTCTTTCAGGCGCTCTGACCAGTCCTGTGTCAGCGCATTAATTTCAGAGGTGTACCATGCCGGGCACTTGGCGTTGTCATCCTCGGCAAACAGATCCAGGACAAACGGCCCAAACAGCGCGTTTATACCCAAGTACAGCTCCTCCGGCGAGCGCCACTGGTCACCGACCCATTTCAGTTTGTGGAAAGGCATTTTGCGCAGATCATTAAGCGCCTGGCAGTATAGGGAGATTGATGGCTCTTCTGTCGTCACCATTTCTTCAGTATCAAGATTCACAGTTTCCCCCTCTGCTGTTCGGCTGAGACCATTAGCCGTAAAAAATGATAACGCTGCTCAAAATTGAACAAATCAGCTGTCAGAAGTGCATGTTTACGCCGGAATAATGCATCGTCTTGCCACCAACAGCGCCAATTGTGCAGGCAGTGCCAGCGCCGGAAAGCACGAATCAATCGGAGCACAGGTCACCTCCGCAGTAATTACCTGCCGGCATAGAAATTCCGCTGGAATTCATCCCACTTTTGGCATTGCGTACACACTGATTTTTCATCCGCATATAACGCTCTCTGGATTTAACGCTGCAGTTTGAATCGCACAGCTGCTGCCAGACCGTTGCCGCCCGGCGGAAGTAGCGCCGGCTTTCCAGGCTCCTCGCCACCAGTTCCAGATTGCGCATTGCTTCTGAGGTATCCTCTGGCTGATTTTGATCATTTCCGTCAGGGTTACCGGCGACACGATAACGAAATACACTCGACGTTTGGGCGCTCGCCAGACGGCCCTCGTAATACAGGCGGTGTACCGCGTTCTTCACAGACATGGGGTTGCACTGAGGGAATGCTGCAATGATATCCCGCATCATCACCCCTGGGTTTTTCTCGATAAACTCAAATGCCGATTTCGCAATAATCATCCCCGGAACCCCGCTGGAATTGTGTTTTGTACCGGACTAACTGAATTGATATCTCGTGGCTTGTTTTTGTCCCATGCCTCTCTTGGCGGCCGGCCTTTAGCATCCCAGCGGATAGCGCTTTGCAGATAGCCTTCGAATTTTTTTGGGCCAAAGAGCGTCTCAGGTCGCATGTACTGGTATTGCTCGTCGTTTTCATGCCAGTGCTCATGCTTCAGGTCGATTACCAGTTTCAGGTCGCTGACGGCATGTCCATCGCGTAGACGGGCACGGATGTTTTCCAGGGAGGATTTTGATTTCTGGAAACGGGAACCGCTGACTAGGTTCAGGTGGGCCAGAACTTCGATCGCATGATCGGTAATAACCACTTCAGGATCCGACTTATCGTCGGGATCCGCAGGAACCCGACAAGAAGGTTTTTTAGATGACGGATCTAATGACGGATCTAATGACGGATCGCCTTCAACCATTGAGGGGTCCCCCCGCAATATTTGAGGGGGTGCAGACCCATTATTTGAGGCCTCAGATTTTGACCCTTCAAATTTTGAACCCTCAATTTCTGAGGCCTCAAATTTTGATTGTTCCTTAGGAGGCGAATAGAAAATTTTTGCCTCTGCAGCTGCACGCTCCAGCATGTCTACGTTGAGTTTGTAGACGTTCGAGTTATTCTTCCCACCAACCCGGCGCTCTTGTTTCTTCAGCCACCCTTTTGCTTCCAGTTTTTTAATAGCACTGCGTACGGTGTTCTCACTCTTAGCACCGATCTGGCGCTGAATTGTCGTTACCGCTGGCCAGGACACGCCTTCATCGTTACTGAAGTCAGCCAGGCGGGCCATGACCGCTATTTCGGATATGATCAGGCCCTTGAAAGCACATGCTTCCCAGACCAGACCGTGCAATTTACTGCTCATGGCTGCCCTCTACTTCCCTGAACTTGCGTTTGAACTGATCGAGTGGGCTAAAGCACTCATGGGGATACCCTTCTCGCAGGAAGATGACACGCTGCGTTTCTGGCTCCCAGCGGATGACCTTGACGGGCTTACCGTAGTGGTCTTTGAACTTCCGGTTAACTTCTCGCATAACGCCCTAGCCCTCCGGTTAAAGACCCCCACAACTCCACGCGCCCTACTGTGGTTACATTCGACCCACTTTCCGCCTACCATGCGCTCATACCGAAACGACGAAACACCCGGGACCGGGTACATCCGTAGTTGCGGTAAGTGAAGATTTACGATTAAATTGCTCATGCGGATCATTTCTCCATACACGTTGATTTATCTGCCACGACGCCCGGAGCTGCACACTCGCGGGCGTCACTCTTTTCTGGCTGACAGAAGACGCGGAAAAGCAACGTCAGATGTTCCTGCCATTTCGCCATCACCTGATAGCTGTTCTCCTCAATCTGCTCGCGTTCGGCCTGGTCAATAACACCGTCAGCTGTAGCTTTACGGAGATACTGCGAGTGCTTTCCGATCCACTCGATAGACTCCATCAGGCGCTGGTTAATATCGGCGTTGTCCACATCATCAATATCTGCCAGTGGTACAAAGACCCCGCTCGAGTGGCGCGCTATCGCATTGGCAATATGATTTGACCCACCAGCCCGCTGCAGGACCATTGCCCAGCCGAGAGGGAAAATCTGATCACCATCGGTCCGTAAGCGGTTAAACAATGCGTTTTCAGTAACACCAAGCCATTCAGCTGCTTCTACATAGCCTCCGTCCAAATCAGTGATCGTTTTTTTGATCGCAGCCACCAGCCAGGCAGGCTGCTTATCAACTTTCCATTCAGGTTCTATACCCACGGCTTACCCCCTATCTCTGTGGTTTCTTTCAAACGCTTTGTTCTTTAGGCTTGCGATATAGCTCTGGCTGGAAAACTAGTTTCCCAGCGGTGCGGTAAGCGGCTTCAGCAGCCCTCCCTTTTGGGATCAAGCGTCCAGGTCTGTTCCGCCACTGATAAACAGCTTCGCTAGATATGCCGAAGAACTCGGCTACCTTCTCAGCGTTTCCAAAGTACTTTTCAACATCATCGGTGGTCATAACGGCTCCTTTCACTAAGTTAAATTAGATAATAATTACCAATCCATCTTAGGTCAATAAAAACTAAGATTGCTTAGCTTAATTGACTACTGGTGTGCTAATGGAAACAGTCGGACAACGAATAAAATCACTAAGGCGGATCACCAAAACCTCACAAAAGGAACTCGGTAAATTTTGTGGTGTTAGTGATGTTGCGGTGGGGTATTGGGAAAAAGATGTCAACGTTCCAGGCGGCGAGTCATTATCGAAACTTGCTAAATTTTTCAATACATCAATAGATTACATTCTCTACGGTACAGAATTTGAAGGTAATCTGATTACTAAAATGCGAAGAGTACCTGTAATTTCATGGGTACAGGCTGGATTATTTACAGAATCTAAAGCTGAAGATGTACTTCATGATGCAGATAAATGGGTCGAAACCTCATTGCGGATAGGTGATAACTCCTTCGCGCTCGAAGTTAAGGGTGACTCAATGACTAACCCCAATGGCTTACCAACCATACCTGAGGGCGCGACAGTGATAGTTGACCCTGACATCGAACCCCGGCATGGTAAGATTGTTGTTGCCCGTATCGATGGCACCAATGAAGCAACAGTAAAAAAACTGGTTATCGATGGTTCACAAAAATTCCTCGTCCCACTAAATCCTCGCTACCCCAATATCGCTATTAATGGCAACTGCATCATCATAGGTGTAGTGAAAGGCGTTCAGTACGAACTCTAATCATAATTAACCCCACCCAACACCAAGCTAAGAAATGTTTGGTGTTTTCTCTTGACCATAATACTAAGTTAAGTTAGATTTTATTCATCAACAGCGAACAGGCAGGACGCCCACGAAGTAGCCGCCGGTGGCGTATGAATAACCGGATGATTCGCTGACAGGTTGTTTCGGGAGGGGTTAAGTCTGGGGTGATGCCCAGAACCAAAGCTCACACCGGCTAAGCGGAACTGGCTAACCCCCAGTGCCGGGGAAGGAAACCGTAGGGTTGCTGACTCATCACCAGCACCCCGCCCGAAACCACCTGTAGTTGATAACTAAGCCTGTAGTAAACCCTGTTCTGGCGGCCCGTGTTTTCCCTATTGTCCGCGGTAACCGCCAGTTTTTTTCAGGGCCCAACATGAAAGCGCACTCCATCTTCCATCGGTCGTGGGGACTGGTTTGTTACTGAAGGAGTGCGCTTCCAGTTGTGAACGGCAATATTCGCAACCGTTGTATGGCACATGCAGCGTCAGCGGCCTGAGAGTCCCTTGATCCATGCGCTCTCAGGACAACCGGAATGTGCAAGTCAGTGTCGGTATGCACGACAGCGATCCACCATCGTGGCGATACGGTGTGACACCCCGGAAGAGACGGGGACACAACAGGAAAGAGCACTGAAGATGCCAGGAAACGCCCTACCGCCAGGCAGACAGACGGGTTATCCCGCAAGGGGTGGCGGCAGTGCTCTTACCGTTGTGGCGTAGCTCAAATGTGCGGGTTCGAATCCCGTCGCCATAGCGCACAACGATGAGGGCACTCCGCGTCGGTCGCGAAAACCGCACAGAATAAGGCTACGAAAGGCAACTTAAGGCCGACGCCGTTCGTGAGATTGGGGAACCGTATCTCACTAAGCGCTTCCTAATTTCGGATCCTGTTGCACATAGAGTGTCCTCTTCGTTGTGGTAACTGCGGCTATGCGCACGTGACGAGCCAACCCGTTCTTTGAGTACGTTTCCGGGCAGTGTACGTCGCCGGTTATGGCTTAACCCGGCAGGTGGAGGCACCACCGCCACAACCTAGTTAACTGTGCTGTGTGTAGTCTTGGCGGTTATCCAGTTTTCCACTACCCAAAGGAGGAAGAGGATAACGTTCTGATGGGTAACCGCCCTTTTTACACAAGACAAAAGAGCATCACCGGGCGACGGGCTCATAACCCAATCCACCCGGGCGGCTGCTAACCGCAGATGCTCTTCTGTGTTGTGTATGGAGAAAATTCCGGCGGTTGCAGCCGCCTTTCATGAGGGTAAAAAACCATGAGTAATGATCGCATGACAGTCGTGCCCGATTTCCTGGGCGAGCTCGATGCCGGCGTGTTCATGAATAAGATTGCGGCGGCGCTCAATACCACCGCGCTCGGCGTTCTGAACAACGGCAATAAAGGCAAAGTAGTCCTCACCTTTGATTTTGAGCGTATGGGCAACTCCGTTGAAGAGAAGCGCGTCAAGATTAAGCATCGCCTGAATTACAGCACCCCTACCCCACGCGGCAAAGCGTCCGAAGAGGACACCACCGAAACACCAATGTGGGTCAACAAAGGCGGGAAGCTCACGATCCTGCAGGAAGATCAGGGCAACCTGTTTAACCTCGCTGGCGATCCTGATGGAAAGCTACGGGCGGCTAAGTAAGCCGCAACCGACCAGTTCTTTAACCGTAAATCTTTAAGGAAAACCTATGTCACAATTAAACGGCGACGCTATCGAGAAAATTCAGGAGCTAACTCTTGCTGCTGTCCACACCCAGGAGCTGCAAGTTACCCAATGCCCTACGGTTATGTTGCCGTCCGGGTACGGTATCGAAAGCCTTGAGCGCTTTAACCTCAACCGCTTCCGCTTCCGTGGTGCCCTGGAAACAACCAGCATTGCCGATTTCGTTCGTTATTCAGTTGGCTATGCAGTTACTGATACCCCAGCCCGCTGTTTCATCGACGCAGAAAGTATGTCAGCCCGTGCTGTGTTTAACATCGGTTCCCTGGACGAACCTGGACATGCAGACAACGTAGCGTCTATCCGCCTCAAAAAAACAGCACCTTTCCGGGCGTTGCTCGCTATCAATGGCGATCGCCTGAGCCAGAAACAAATTGCCGAATGGCTCGAAGACTGGAGCGATTTCTTGCTCGCTTTCGATGCCGAAGGGGCAACTATGGATATCTCCAAAGCTGCACAGGCTGTTCGTCGGGTGACTATCCAGCAGACTAATCAGGCCGACCACGAAGATAGTGATTTCGCAGGTAGAAAATCTCTGATGCAAAGTGTTGAAGCGAGCAGCAAAGATGTAATGCCGGTCGCGTTCGAATTTAAGTGCATCCCTTACGAAGGCCTGGGCGAACGCCGCTTTAGTCTTCGTAACAGCCTACTTAAAAGTGGCGAACCAGTATTTGTGCTGCGGATCGTTCAACTCGAAGCGCAGGAAGAAGAAATGGCTAACGAATTCCGCGATTTGTTGGTCGCTCAGTTCGATAAAAAACCGGTAGATACCTTTATCGGTAATTTTAAAGCCTAATTTTAAAACTGAATTACTCAGCCTTAAATCTCCGCTGCGGCGGGGATTTATTGAAGCGTAATCCCTTTATTTATCGCCAACTGGCGAGGGATTTTTATACCCAAAAATCAGCGCTGTGCAGGCGTAAAGTATGGAGAAAAAAATGAGCTTTATTCAAACCTTTTCAGGCAAGAATTTTAATTATCTCGATATTCAGCAACACGCTATCGATATTGAAGATATTGCGAATGCCCTATCGAATATCTGCCGCTTTGCCGGTCACCTGCCTGAGTTCTATAGCGTCGGACAGCACAGCGTATTAACGAGCCAACTGGTACCCCAGGAATTTGCGCTTGAAGCATTGTTGCATGACGCCGCAGAGGCTTATCTGCAGGATATCCCTGCCCCACTGAAACGCCTGCTCCCTGACTACCGCGCCATTGAAGATCAGGTTGATGCAGCTATTCGCCAAAAATTTGGCCTGCCGGCTGAACAGCACCCGACCGTTAAATATGCCGACCTGGTGATGCTGGCCAGCGAACGTCGCGACTTTGAGATCGACGACGGCACCCACTGGCCGATGCTCGACGGCGTTATTCCTACCGACCAGTTTGTGATTAACCCGGTCCGCCCGGGCCAGTCTTACGGCATGTTCATGAACCGCTTTAACCAGTTGATGGAGCGGCGCTGATGGCTCATCTAAAAGTAAAAGATCTAGTTGCTGCGGCGAATGCTGCGGCACCTGACTTGCCACCAGCAGCGGCCAAATTGATGCGCGATATAGCGTCAAGGCTGGATGTGACTTTCGTCGCCCTTACCGAGGCTATGGACCAGAACACTGCTTTGGCCGCGGTAATCGCAAACCAGAGTGGGGTTAACGCGAATGGCTAAGAACTCAATCGATGCATACGGCGCCAGCGGAAAAACCAATGTGCTTATGTTCGAGCCCGAAAATCTGCACCTGGTCACCGATAAGACCCATCTTCTCTACGATGAGCGTATACACCTGCCGATCGACGAAGGGATGGTGCTGAACATCAAGGAGTTGGGTGTGCTGGAGCCGATTATCGTCTGGAAAGACCCTGAAACTGGGCTCACCTGCGTGGTTGTAGGCCGTCAGCGCGTTCGCCATACATTGGTGGCCAATAAACTCCTTCTGAAAGAAGGCAAAGACCCACTGCTTGTTCCTGGAGTCGTTAAGCGGGGGTCAGCAAATCAGATGGCTAAATACATGGTCAGCGAAAACGAAATTCGCCGACCTGATACACCGCTGGGCCGGGCTAAAAAAATGTCAGACGCGTTGGATCGCGGTCTCGATGAGGACGACATTGCTGTGTTGTTTGGCTGTAGCGTTCAAACTGTCCGTGCAACGCTGTCCCTGCTCGATGCTACCCAGGCCGTGAAAGATGCCGTAGAGGCCGGATCAGTCACTGTCACCCAGGCGCGCCAGTTGGCATCGCTGAAGCCGGAAGAGCAGCGAAAGAAAGTGGCAGAAATCGAAGCGGCAACCGCCGGCACTACCGGCCACGAAAAAGCGCGCCGGCAGCGTCAGGTGCTCGGCGATAAGAAACCACGCATTAAAACCCGCAAAGAAATAACCAAAGCCCTCGACGACGCCAGTGGTGAATATGCCGCGGCTCTGCGCTGGGTCCTCGGGGAGGCGGTATGAAATTTGATCCGGACCATTACAGCAAATATACGCTACGTCGGTTTGCCGCCCTTTTTGATGCGTTCTACTGGGTGCTGATTGCCGTAGCGACCTGCGGCATCTGCATGATTATTGAGTGGTGGACAGCATGAACGTATACGAAATGGAAGGGTTTCTCCGTGGTAAATGCTTACCAGGTGATCTCAAAGTAAATGAATCAAACGCTGAATACCTGGTGAGGAAACTCAATGTTGCAAGCGGATTGAAAGGCGAGCTAACGGCTGCACTGGCGACTATCAAGAAGTGCCGGGAGATTGTAGGTTGCCCCGAAGGCGTAGACCTGCAGGACCATCTGCGGCAGCTGGCTGCGGAGAATGTGACCGCTCGCAATGCGGTGCAGGTTTTCTGCGATGTGGTTGGGGCAAACACTGACGCCATTTGCGAAGAGGTTGGTCCCGAAGGTGTCAGAGCGATTCTGGCAGCCATGAGTGCGACAGGGAACATGCCAGCCACCGATCGCATCTATGCCGGGATTAAGGCTGACGGGGTAAGCGAGTTCATTGCATCACTGCCGTCGTATGGCGATACCGAAGTCGATACGTATGCCGACGGAGTCAAAGCGGCAATCGAGACAACACAGACTGTATACGGTCCGGTGTTCATCAAGCTGCTGCGCGAGGGGGCCAAATGAGCATCGCCACTTATCTCAACACGGGTTTAGCGCTTCTGGGCTGGATTTACATCATGTTAAAAACAGGCCAATGGATTATCAAAAACGTACTCAGCCAGTGGGACAAGCGACGCAAACAGACTCGTCAGCAGAAGGCTGTGAATGAGTTTTATGACGCCTTTGAACTTAACAGCCTGGAGCCTGGTTCAACCGTTCGCTTGGCCACTAAAGGCGACCTGACAATCATGATGTACCGCAGCGAGGGAAAGGCTAATGACTGATATCACCGAACTGGCGCTGATTACCAAAATCAAAAAGCAGCTCAAAAACTTTGACACTGTAGTGCTGAAAGAGGGTGAAGCCCTCGCGCTGGTAGAGGCGCTGGAGAAGGCGCAGCAGCGCATCGAGGAGCTAGAGTCTGATCTGTCTGAATGGACAGACTGCAAGCACGATGGGGCAACCTACTATGACATGAGCGGCCGTGAGCGCTGCGGAAGATGCGGGGCGGATTTATGAAACCTGTAACCGTTGAAACGGTACGTGCTCGCATCGAGCAGATCGGGCACGCAATCAACACAATGCCCGGTGGCTTTACGCTGAGCATCAACCACCAATTCGAGCTGTCGTGCCTGCAGGAGTTGCTGGCGTTGCTGGAGACGCAGCCTACTAAATCATGTGAGCATTCAATGTTTTGGGATGCATCTGGCGTTGGACGTTGCTCTAAATGCGATATACCCGAGCACGCGAACGTACATTATGCCGACGCGGCAGAAATGGAGATTGCAGCACTTCGCCAGCGCATCGCCGAGCTGGATTCCTTCCGCACCGCATACATGGAATGGAGCGATAAAACTGATTGGGTGCGAACGGACAGGCGATTCGACGTTGTGAGGCCGCTGGGGAAACATATGGCTGATGTCCTGAAGGCGTATATCGAGCATCTGGAGTCCCGCACCGTCACCGTGAAGCCTGAAGATGCTGATGGAGTTCGGGAGGAAGGCAACCAATTTTTAGTGGTCCGTCACCCTGGCAAGGTGCCAGTTATCAAGCACCCGGTGGGTCAGCTTGAGGATTATCTCCTTCAGATTCTGAAGGCTGACCCGTTAGCAACCATCGACATAGTAACTAACCGCTACTACGGCGCCGGCGGTCAGTTTGTGAAGGATGCGGATGAATATCTGCATGAGATGGGCATCAAGCGGGAGGCTGAGTAGATGGCTATAGCTGAACGAATCGCCATTGGGCCATCTGGCGACACTTTCGAAATTTGGCTGGGCGCGAATCTCTACCACTACAGGACTGATGGCAAAGCGGTGCTGATGAAAGAAGGGATGAACCACGCCTACCCATGCAGGGTAACGAGCGAGACGATTAAGCACGCGCTTGCAGCGATCACCGATTTACAGTGCCAACTAAACGATTTGAAGCGGGGAGCCAACCAATGACCAGCAAATTAACCAGAGAACGCCTTGAGCATTACGCATCCCTTCCATCACAGCCATTTGACGAGGGTGGCGGTGTGTTCATGTATGAAGTTCGTCAGATGGCCCGCATGGCGCTGGCCGCAATGGACAGCGATCCGGTGGCTACGCTGGATGTGCAAAGCGGGCGGCCTGACGGCAATAAGTTCGCGCTGGCCTATTCGTCTGCGGCGCATAAATTGCCTGATGACATTTATTACCTCTATCGCCACGCGCAGCAGCCGGTAGTGCCAAGGGTGACGTGCTGGTCTTGCCGAAATGAGGTTGAGATTTCTGCCATTGGTGATTGCGATGGGCGCTGTCCAAAATGCGACACACAAATTCATCTCGATGAAGAACCATACACCTCACCGCAGCCAGCTCCGGACCGTGACCAGGTACGCCGCGAGCACGCCGAGTGGTCGCAGGCCACATTCGGCAACGTTGGCCCGATTGGCCCGCTGAAGCACCTCAGAAAAGAAGCGCTGGAAGCCATCGCTAAGCCGCAAGATCTGATTGAATGGGCTGATATGCAATTCCTGCTATGGGATGCGCAACGCCGTGCCGGTATCACTGACGAGCAGATTACCCAGGCGATGATCGAGAAGCTGGCGGTGAATAAACAGCGCGAGTGGCCGGCGCCAAAAGACGGTGAGCCGCGGTTGCACATCAAAGGGCAACCAGCGCCCGATGGGTTTCCACCAGATGAAATAGAGTGCGATATCTGTGGACATGTATCCACTGACCCAGAGGGGCGGCACTACTGCTGTGAGGATAACAGCGATGATTGATAAATATCGTTTGGATGATTTGCGGCTTGAATCTGGGGAAAAAGGTGAACTCGCTCGCTGGGTGATTCAGCTGCAAACTGACCTGGATCGCGAACGCCGCAAAGTTGGCAACTATCCGGTAATTCCAGAGGGGTACGTGATGGTGCCTATGAGGTTAACCGCTGAGAACGGTGCGAAAGCAGCGCTTCTCGGGGAGTTCAACCTTGAATACTCGCTGACCTGCCATGAATTTTTTGGTGAAGGGTGCGACGACTGCAGCGGCGAGGGGACATGGACAAACACTATCCCGATTGATTGGACAACCATCAAAAAAATCTGGGCTAAAGGCGTTGAGCATTTCGCAGCAGCCCCGCAGGAGGTGAAAGGTGAATAAGGTCGAATTGCTTCAGAAGATATCGGCGCTCGCTACTGAATGCCACGCGCTGGCCTGTGAGCTTGATATCGGCGATGAGCGCACTGAATTGTTCGAAATCTACGGCGTGCTGCACAATCTCGGCCGGCAAGGTTACGCCAGCCAGGTCGGGCGGCGAATGAATCCGCTACTGGGGATGAAGACTGATGCCCAGCAAACTTAAACGCCGGCGTTGGCGCCGTATACGTGAGGATTTAGCCTGGTATAAAGCAGAAGCAAATGACTGGAAAGCCATAGCCCTTGAACATGCAAACGAACTGTCAGTCCTTCGCAGACATTCGCTTCATATTCCGTTACCAGTGCTTATTCCTGTGGAGATTGTCCACCAGCTAAATGCAGGTAAACATAAAGATCACCCGTTATGTAAAACCTGTAATGACGGACTGCGCGGTGGTTGTTCGTCATGTGCTTATAATATTCGATAGCCGGGTGCAGCCGGTGTATGGAGAAAAAATGTCACGTATGGTCTCTTTACTCGAATGGGCGAAAGATGAATTCGGTAGTGAAGCCCCTAGCGAGCGAGTATTAAAAAAATACGCTAAAGGTCAAATGATAGCGCCTCCACCGATGCGAGTCGGTCGGCGCTGGATGGTTGACAGAGAAGCTCGTTTTATAGGTGTAGTTGCTGAACCTCAACTTCCAAAAAATGTTAACCCAAAATTGAGACGGATAATTAACGATGGCAGCTAGACCACGCACTCATAAAATCTCTATCCCGAACCTATACTGCAAGCTTGATAAACGCACCGGAAAGGTTTACTGGCAATACAAACACCCTATTTCGGGGCGTTTTCATAGCCTCGGCACGGATGAAGCTGAGGCAAAGCAGGTGGCAAGCGAAGCTAATACTATCATTGCAGAGCAGCGTACAAGGCAGATCCTTGGTATTAACGAACGTCTGGCACGTATGAAAGGAAACCGCGCAGACATAACAGTTTCAGCATGGCTTGATAAATATAAATCCGTGCAGGAAGAAAGGTTGAAACACAACGAACTTCGACCAAACTCTTTTCGGCAGAAAGAAAAACCTATCCGTCTGTTTCGTGAGCATTGCGGCATGCAATACCTGAAAGACATTTCTGCACTAGATATTTCAGAAATAACAGATGCTGTTAAGGCTGAGGGTCATAATAGAATGGCTCAAATTGTTCGTATGGTATTAATTGATGTTTTTAAAGAGGCGCAGCATGCTGGGCATGTCCCGCCAGGTTATAACCCTGCCCAGGCCACTAAACAACCTCGAAACAAAATTACTAGGCAACGTTTATCACTGGAGGAATGGAAGACTATTTATGAATTCGCGGAGCATCAACAGCCATATTTGCAGTGCGGAATGTTACTCGCAATAGTAACCGGCCAGCGCATAGGTGATATTTGTAATATGAAATTCTCAGATATCTGGGATGACATGTTACATATTGTGCAGGAAAAAACAGGTACTCGGCTTGCCATTCCGCTCTCTCTAAGAAATGAAGTACTAGATATTTCACTACGCGATGTTGTTTCAAAATGTAGAGATGCAGTGGTTAGTAAATATCTGGTCCATTTCAGACATACCACCTCTCAGGCTAACCGAGGTGATCAGGTATCCACGAAAACTCTGACTTCTACATTTAAAAAAGCTCGGGACAAAAGTTGTCTTGCATGGGATGAAGGAAGCGCCCCAACCTTCCACGAACAGAGATCTCTTTCAGAACGGCTATACCGGGAGCAAGGCTTAGATACTCAGAAGTTATTGGGCCACAAATCGAAAAAAATGACGGATAAATACAACGATGACCGGGGTAAAGACTGGCTCGTTGTAGGTCAAAAAGCAGTATGA